GGTAGATCACAATTGCTTAACGAAGTACTAGCAACTAATAGGGGGGCAGGTTCTTTTATTCAATACGATAGATTAGACCTAAGCCACATGGTAATGAATAATGAAGTAATGTTGCCAGTGGAAATATCTGTGCAAAGAACTTCACCTGTTCCTTTGGGCTTTTCCAATAACGGAAATATGTACGACCAGATTGAAGAATACATTTACGTTTTTACTCGACCATTAAACAACACAAACTTAGCCGCATTAACTAGCATTTCTGATGATTACGAAGGCATGAGAGATATGGGACTTGATGGTTCGGAAGGTATTACATCAGCAATAATGACATCTGTTGCAGGCGTGGCAGGTTGGCCTACACAGGCTCAAACAATTTACGCAGAGAAAAGAATGTATTCTTACAATTCAAACCTTTGTGCAACTATTTCTAATGGAGAGTTATTAGACCCTAATGCTAATCGATTAGATCCAACAACTCCGGTTATTCCTATCGTTTACAATGCACTATGTGGTATGCCAATGTTAGATTCTGTAACTAATTGGGGTTCAATGGGGGCTATAACAGGGCCAAACTTGCATGTTTATCGCATTGTAATCAATAGGACTCAAACATTCCCTGCTATTACTGAACTTATCAATTTAGGATTAGATGGAAGCTCTCAATTCTTATGGCCGCCAGTTAGTGTGCGCTTCTTATGCAAAGACCCTAACTACACTGAGGGGGAATATCTAACACGGATTGCTAATGCTATGAACAATACAGCAGAGGACGGTCCAACTGCATGAAGTACGAAGACTGGCAAGCAGAGCGTCAACAATACCTTGACTCTAGATCTACACTGCAAGTGTTTAATGATCTACGCTATCAAGCCATGAATAAAAGCGATAAGTATTACTTTGGTCTTGAAAAACGTATTACTGAAAGACAAGAAGCAGCCGAAGAGGCTAGACCAAGAGGCAGTATTACTTACAACATTACAGGTAAAGACGTACTATACTTTGGTATAGACGTAGGACTACTTTTTGTGGGTGGTCCAATCGGTAGAGCTGCACGATCTACATGGCAGCTATACAGGTCAATTGATTGATTCAGGTATCTTAGTAGGGTGTGATTCCCACTTACACATATTGCAGACCTTACTAACCGCTATGATTTGCTCATATGCGCCCGTAGGGTTAGTAATGCATACTCTATTGAAATCATTACAGACTTTAGTATGATATTTAGTAATACAAAGAAAGCCACACTTGAAACACTTCATTCTTCTTCCTCCTTTAGACGTAGTGCATATGACCTATAGCAATCAATTTTTTGACCTAATGCAGTGATAATGTCTATTTGTTCTAAAGCATCCTTACGAACATCAGGACGGTCATCTTCAGACCACATATTCCAATATGCAATTAATTCGTCTAAAGCATAATCAATTTGGGTTAATTCGCTATATCTAAAATAATACGCCGCTGTGTAATTGCCGTTATCTTCTCTATTGTTTCCTACGCTGTATGCTCTCATTTTACCAACTCCTTCATTCGATTTTGAATCATCAATTTGAATACTTGGTCATCTTCATATCTAGCATGTAATAGCCCAAGTAATCTTGATGTGGTAATGTCTTTGAAATCGAATGCTTCTTCTCCATCTAATCTATTGCGAATTGCCTCTTCAATAAACTTAGATCTACCGTTGTTTTTTCTTAATGCTTCTAATTCACCCACCATTAGATAGGGTAAATAGACTTTAATTTCTATTTTTTTGCGCATTCATGGTCGCCTCTTGGTTAGGGGAGGGAGCGCCCCCTATTAAATTGGTAGGATAAACGGTCAACCGCTCCGCTATTTTGCCCTAACCCACGGTCCACCCGTTCAAGATAAGGATTTAATTAAGTATATAGACTATCAAGTATCAAAAGTAAACTATGGCCAAAGCATCCTCCAAGGATTTTGAGATCTACATCGAACTAGCAGCCGGAGCAGCCGGTAACACAGCTCTAGATTTGACAGACTATGTTGACATCGCAGACAATCAAGCATTTGAAGTCCACGAAGTTGACATTGTTCTAGACCCTACAGCAGCATTCCCAGCAGATACAGAAGCATTGTTTCAACTGGCGGATTCGAATATCGGTGCGTTTGTTAGTCATAGTGACCGCACTTCTCTTTATGTTGCTCGACAAACCTTTGACTTATCTAATCTAGCAATGTATCATCAAGAAAGCTTCTCTTCACTAACCCCACTTATTGTATCGAAGACTATCTTCTGTCGTTCAAGCTCTACCAACGCTCTAGACTTTACCCTAAGAATGAAAGGTCGTATTGTTACTCCATCTGCTAAAGACTACATGGCACTTGTACTAACTCAGACTGGCAACGTCGCTTGAGGTGCTTAAAGTGCGCCTTTTTGACAGTAGTGCGGAGTATATTGAATACTTGCAAACGACATTAATTCCCGATTTACTGGAATCAGGAAGAAGGTCCACAGCAAAAGATTTCGAAGAAGCTATTTACTGGATAACAAACAGAACTACTAAACCTAAAATTAGTAAAGCACCAAGTAGAGCTGCGAAAACTAAACCCCGTAAACAATCGGCGTGGCAGAAGTATATGGCGAACAAGAAAAAGCAGATTAAGTTCAAATCTGGAAAAAGAAAAGGACGTCTAGATTTGAAGAAGATGGGTGCTGCTTTTAGAAGAGAACAACGCAAGAATAAGAGGTGATCTACCATGGCACGAATAATCGACAAAGACACTAGACTTATTGACATAGACTTTGGTGGGTTAGACATTGGCATTACAAGAACTGCTACGCAACCTTTCCCTACTTCTCAAACCGCCACTGGTAATGGTAGATCACAATTGCTTAACGAAGTACTAGCAACTAATAGGGGGGCAGGTTCTTTTATTCAATACGATAGATTAGACCTAAGCCACATGGTAATGAATAATGAAGTAATGTTGCCAGTGGAAATATCTGTGCAAAGAACTTCA